GATACCGGCGACAAAGGCGACAAGGGTGATACCGGCGACAAGGGGGAGAAGGGTGATACCGGCGCGGCGGCGCCGGTGTACGCGGCCGGTGACAACATCCGCATCAGCGGCGGCGTTATCTCCACGCAGGCGTTCCCCTGCGCCCCCAATCTGCTGCGAAACTGGTACTTTGGCCGTCCGGTGAATCAGCGAGGCGTCAGCGGCACCATCAGCACCGCCGGGTACTTTCTGGACGGGTGGAAGCTGGTCAGCGGCTCCGTGACCATCGGGGCGGACGGCATCACCCTCAACGGCACCATGGCGCAGGTGCTGGAGGACGCGCCGGTGGGTACGGTGACGGCCACCGCCCTGACAGAGGAGGGCGTCGTTCCCGTGGGCTACGACAGCACCACCAAGACCTTCACCGTCACGGCGGCGGGCACGAAGCTCATCGCCGCCAAGCTGGAGCTGGGCGATGTGCAGACGCTGGCGCATCTGTACGGCGGCGCGTGGGTGCTGAACCAGCTGCCCGACTACGGCGCGGAGCTGGCGCGGTGCCAGCGGTATCTGGTGCCGCTGGCGTCGGATCTGGTGCAGGCCGTGATCATCGGCACGGGCACCATCTTCTTCTTTGTGCCGCTGCCCGTGACCATGCGGGCGAAGCCCACCATCGTTGTGGATGATTTCAAGGTGCGCAGCGTTATGGGCGGCACGGATCAGACGGGCTTCACGTTCGCCGTCACGGCGGCGCGGGCCAACGGCGTGATGATCTCCGCCGCCAAGGCCAGCCACGGCATGACCGCCGCCGCCCTCAACGCGGGCGCGGTGTCCCTGCTGTCGGCGGAGCTGTGAGGGGGTGACAAGGATGGATGTTTGGACACAGGTGGCAGTGCCTCTCGTAGTGGCGGTGCTGACCAGCAGCGGCCTGTGGGCCGTGGTGGCTAAGCGCGTTGACAAGGGTGACGCCCAGCGCAAGATGCTGGTGGGCCTCGCCCACGACCGCATTGTACATCTTGGTATGGTGTACGTCGACCGCGGATACATTACGCAGGACGAGTACGAGAATCTCAACGACTATCTGTACGCGCCCTACGAAAAAATGGGCGGCAACGGCAGTGCGAAGCGCGTCATGGAGGAAGTGCGGAGGCTGCCGATGCATAAGATGTAACAGGCCGGAAGGCCGGAAAGGAAAGTAATATGAAGCTGAATAATAAAGTCTACGATGTGATGAAGTGGATCGTGATGATCGTGCTGCCCGCGCTCAGCGCCTTCTATGTGGCGCTGGCCCCGGTGTGGGGCTGGCCCTACGCGGAGCAGGTAGCTATGACCATCTCTGCCGTAACGGCACTGCTGGGTGCGCTGTTGGGCATCAGCACGGCGCAGTACAGGAAAGGGGTCAATGCCAATGACTAAGAAGGTATATCTTTCCCCCAGCGACCAGCGGCGCAACACCTACGCGGTGGGCAATACCACCGAGGACGTGCAGTGCGGGCGCATTGCATGGGCGTGTAAGGCCGCTCTTGAGCGCTCCGGCGTGGAGGTGATGCTGGGGCAGTACGACACCATGCAGAACCGTGTGGCGGCGTCCAACCGCTTCAAGGCCGACCTGCATGTGCCCATCCACTCCAACGCCTGCAACGGAAAGGCCAGCGGTACGCATCTGTTCTGTTACAGCGGCGACCGGAACAGCGCAGGGTACAAGGCGTGTCAGGCGGTAATGGACGTACTTGGCCCGATTACGCCGGGTGCGCCGGATGTCATCCGGGCGTATCCCGCACTGTACGAGGTGAAGCACCCTGCCGCCACGACGGTGTATATCGAGACGGACTTCCACGATGTCCCCCGCATCGCGCAGTGGATCATCGACAACACCACCCTGATCGGCGAGACCATCGCCAAGGGCCTCTGCGCGGCGCTGGGCGTACCCTTTGTGGAGAGCGCAAACGCGCCGGTGCCGGTGCCTGCGGAGAAGGACACGACGCTGCCCATGCAGGTACGGATGCTCAAACACGGCATGAAGGGCGCGGATGTCAAGACGTTGCAGGCGGCGCTGATCGCCTACGGCTTTTCCTGCGGAGCTGCCGGTGCGGACGGCGACTTTGGCGGCGGCACGGAGACGGCGCTGAAGAAGTTCCAGACCAAGTACGGCCTCGGCGCTGACGGTATCGCTGGAAAGGGAACTTGGGGCAAGCTGCTGGGGCGGTAAGGCAACACATTAAAATGTAAAATCAATCTGCTGGGCGGGAAAGAGCTACGACAAGCCGTCTCTTTCCCCGGCGTAAAGTCCCGCAAGCTCACGGCTTATTACCGTGTTATGGACAATTACCACAAGCAGATACGGCGCAAATTGCAAACGATGTCCCCCAAAAGAGCGATTGCATACATCATGAGCGTACAGCTTCCACCAGATGAAGCGGTGTGCGTAATTGAGTGCGATGTGAAACGGAAAAGCTATTGTGAGACAGCGCTTATGCTGAATGTTTCACCAGAAACAGTAAAGCGATGCCGCCGGAGAGCGTACCAAAAGTTTGCAGACGAAGAGAGAAACCGCACCTAAACGGTGCGGTTTCTCTGTTTACGCCCGGCAGGGGGAGAACCGGGCAAATGAATGGGGAAGATGCCATCCGGGGGGCATTCCGGAAGGGCTAATTTATTATACATTGTAATTGCGGATTTGTACAAGTAAATATTTCGCCAATTAACGACCTCTTTGTGACCTTTAACTGCCCCTTTGCGGGGGCAGTTTTTTGTTACGCTTATTGCAAGAAACGGAGGTGCTTGCATGGCCGAAAAGCTGGTGTCGCTGGGATTTACCCAGCAGATGGCAGAGGACATCATTTGGGCGTATCAAGATGATCTTCCTGGGCTAAAAGCCTATGTGCAGGTGATAGAAATGGTGTCGGCGCATGTATAGCTACTTCAACGAAAACCCCCACGGGAAAAACGTGGGAGACTGCACCGTTCGGGCTATTTCAAAAGCCACCGGGAAAGAGTGGGGCGAAACGTATCTTGCTATGGCGGTGCAGGGGTATTTGGAAGGGGATATGCCGTCGGCTAACGCTGTGTGGGGCGCGTATCTTCGGCGTATAGGCTACCGGAGGTACATTGTGCCGGACACGTGCCCAGATTGCTACACGGTTGGTAAGTTCGCCGACGAGCACCCGGAAGGGACATTTGTCCTTGCGCTATCCGGGCACGTCGTGTGTGTGCAGGACGGCGTGATCTACGACAGCTGGAACAGCGAAAACGAAATTGTTTTGTATTACTGGCAAAAAGAAAGTGAGGCGTAACTATGGCATTTAACCCGTATTTCAACCCTTATTACCCGCAGCCAATGCAGGACAACCTTGCCCAGCTTCGGCAGCAGCAGATGCAGACCATGCCGCCGCAGATGCCGCAAATGCCACCCATGCAGAACCCGGTGCCGCAGGGCGGCGTACAGTGGGTGGCTGGTAGGCCGGAGGCGGAGAATTGGCTGATTGCTCCCAACTCCGCCATTGCGCTGTGGGACAGCACGGCTCCCGTTGTGTACCTAAAACAGGCCGACGCAAGCGGCAAGCCGACCCTCAAGACGTATGACCTTGTAGAACGCCTTGCAAGCGCTCCTGACGCGCAGAAAGCTCCCGCCCCGGAATATGTGACCCGTAAGGAGTTTGACGCGCTGGCGGCGCTTGTGGGCGAAATGAAGGGCAAGAAGAAGCGCAAAGTGGAGGAGGAAGATGACGATGAGTAACAATCCGTTTTTCAATGCGTTAGGTGGCGGACAGATGCCGATGAACAACTTTCCCCAGCTTTTACAGCAGTTCAAGCAGTTCAAGGCAAGTTTTAAAGGCGACCCAAAAGCGGAAGTGGAGAAGATGCTGCAAAGCGGCAGGATTTCACAAGACCAGTTGAACAAGATACAGTCAATGGCAAACCAATTTCAGGGGCTTTTCAAGTAAATCAAAATCGTGGCCACGGTTTGATATAAAAAATTTTCAAAAGGAGTGATACTATGTCTCTTTCCGATGGCACCCCCATGATGACTATGCCTGTGGCTCCTGCCAACACCGGCAACGGTAACGGCTTCGGCTGGGGCGGAGATGGCGCGTGGTGGATCGTGCTGTTCCTCATTTTCGCCGCGTTTGGCGGCTGGGGTAACGGCTTCGGCTTCGGTGGCGGCGGCAACGGCGTGATGGACGGTTATGTTCTGACCTCTGACTTTGCCAATATCGAGCGCAAGCTGGACGCGGTGAATAACGGCATCTGTGACGGCTTCTACGCCATGAATACCGGTATGCTGAATGGGTTTGCCGGCGTGACGCAGGCTGTGACCAGCGGCTTCTCCGCTGCGGAACTGGCGCGCTGCAATCAGCAGGCCGCTTTGATGCAGCAGCTCACCGCCATGCAGATGCAGAACCAGGAGTGCTGCTGCGAGAACCGGGCGGCTATCGCCCAGGTGCGGTACGACATGGCGACGCAGGCTTGCGATACTCGCAACACCGTGCAGAACACGACGCGGGACATCATTGATGCAATGAACTGCGGCTTCCGTAGCATCGATCAGCGTCTCACTGCGCAGGAGATCGCTGCGAAGGACGCGAAGATTGCTGAACAGAACCAGCGTCTTTTTGCTGCTGACCTCGCGGCCTCTCAGTCTGCTCAGACGCTTGATATGCGCAACTATGTTAGCGCACAGTTCGCGTATTACAATCCGCGTCCCGTTCCTTCGTTTTCCGTTCCGGCCCCGTATCAGTATACTGGGTGCGGCTGCGGCTGCAATCAGGGCTGCGGCTGCTGACAACTGCATAGCATAGCTTCTCGGTCACCATATCGGTGATCTTACTGAGATGGTCAGCCCCGTGCTGATACTGACACCAACGCGGCGGGGCAATAGCTCCGCCGCTTATTTTAACTGAGAAAGGAATGATTTTAATGGCAGAATTTACTTCTGCGGCAATTCAGACCGTTGCTGCTGGGCAGAACGTTCCCCTGACGGAAACTGCGGTCAACAGCAAGCCGTGCATCGTACACCGTGAGGGTGCCGGGGTGGTGACGCTGCGCGGGCTGACGAACCAGTGCAGAGCGCTGTACAAAGTCACTTACGGCGGCAACATCGCCATTCCCACCGGCGGCGCCGTGGGAGCCATCACCGCTGCGCTGGCCGTCAACGGCGAGGCGCTGACCAGCGCCACAGCGACGGTGACGCCTGCTGCCGTGGAAAACTATTTCAATATCTACGTTTCCGCGCAGGTGTGCGTACCAAAGGGCTGCTGCCTGACGGTCGCCATGAAGAACACCAGTACGCAGGCGGTCAACTTTGCCAACAGCAATCTGACCGTTGAGAGAATTGCGTGAGAGGAGAATTAACATGAGTATGAAAGCAATGTACGATTTGCGCGATATGCTTTGCAAGGAGCTTGACGAGATCGCCCACAAAGGAGAACTGGGCGCCGGGGATCTGGACATCGCGCATAAGCTGGTAAGCACCATCAAGAACATCGACAAAATCGAGATGATGGAGGGCGAAGGATACAGCCGCGACGGCGATTACTCGCAGCGGCGCTATTCTCGTGACGGCGATCATTCCCAGCGCGGATATTCCCGCGACAGCTACGGCGGCGGCAGCTCTTACGCACGGCGCGGCACCCATTATGTGCGCGGCCATTACAGCCGTGATGGCGCAAAGGATGACATGAAGCGCCAGCTGCAAGAGATGCTGGACAATGCGGATGATGATACTATCCGCAACGCCATTCAGCGGTGTATGGATGCCGTGGAGGGCTGAAAGGGGGTAATTCCCCTTGATCGACGAAAAGGAACTTAAAGCCTGGATAGCCAGACTGGAAACGGAACAGTCAAGCTGGCCGAACTACGAGAAGTTGGCCGCGCTGTACATTATACAAAACCAGCACGAAGGGCAGAGAAACCCTGCCCCGGTGGCTATGTATTCCAGCGCACCAGCTCCTGATGTGGTGGACGGTGACAGTGACTTTATGCAAGCGGTATCATCCCGCGCGCCGGAACAGGCGTGGGCCATAGTGGACGAGTTGATGGATGCGCTGAAAGTAACCAATGCGCGAATGTATGATAACGTGATGCGAAAGATGCGAGGATAAAGTATCCCCCGCCTGTTTTGGCGGGGGATACTCTTGTGTACTTAGTTTTGTGTAACCTAACGGGTTATATAAACTAAGTACTTACAGAAAATCAAATTCAATCCGGCGGTCTTTGTATAGCCGGATTTCTTTTATTTTGAGTTTCCAAAATGCTTGTTTATTTTCTTTGTTAAGTTGTTTGTATATTTCTTGCCATCCTGCGGAAAATAAGGTTGCAATTTCTTCTGGTGCGCGGCTTTGTGATTTTACTTGTGTAATCTCATCCATTTGTGATGTCAGTTCTGCATACTTTTTTGAGTAGTCCGACTTTGAAATCATGTCGTCTATATATAACTCTGACAACTTGGATAGTTTTTTTTGTAAAGTCTTTAATTGCACATCTTGGTTTACTTTGGGTTCTTGCCGCGGCTTGGCTTGCAATTTGATCTGTATCTGCTCGTCTATTGTCGACAAGAGATAATCTTCGATTTTCCATTCGACAGTAAAATTACCGTTGTTGCATCCTTTTCTCTGGGCAGACCCTTGACAATAGTAAGAGTAAGAGCACGCCCCGCTTGGGCGTGGAGACGGATGCCCTGTCATTCTGCGTCCGCATTCCCCGCAGACTATTACCCCCGAGAAAATATACGTTCGATTGTAAGGGGATTTTCGCGTCACCCTCGTGCGTAAGTCTTGCACACGCTGAAATTCCTGCGGTGTTAAATACGGGGGTAATTTTATCCCGTGCCAGTCTCCCATGTATCCTGTGTTGTCCAACATTTGGCTGGCCGTTTGGTATTTAAGTTTTAATTCCGGTACTGCGTCCATCGCTTTTGTTATGGAGCCGGTTTCCAAAAATGTAGAAAAATATCTCCGTATAACCGGCTCCGCTTCTTTGTCTATAACAGCAAATTTTCCTTCGATTTTGTAGCCTTTTGGCAGATGACCGGTGCAAACCTCATTTCGATCTTTTTTTGCATCAAGCACTTTTTTTATGCGTTCACTGGCGCGGTCAGCTTCGTCCTGTGCTACGGCAAGCATGATGTTGATCTTCAACCGGCCTGCGGCTGTAGACGTGTCATAGTCCTCATAAATCGTTTTCCACGACACGTTGTGGGCTTCAAGAATTTCCTGCACCTTGTAATATTCACCGATGTTACGAAACCACCTGTCCAGCTTTGTGACAAGAATAATGTCTACCTCATCATGCTTTACGGCTTCCAGCAGTTGAAGCATGGCGGGACGCTTTTCAATCTTCTTTCTGGCGGAAAACCCGGCATCCTGGAAAACGCCTACCACCTTCATATTGTGGGCTTTGGCGTATTTTTCGAGGTCGTTCTGCTGATCGTGAATAGACAAGCCAAACTTTTTCTGCTCTTCTGTGGACACACGCGGGTATAATGCTGCCCGCAATACTACACTCATTGTTTATCTCCTCCCTTATCTGGCGACAATGTATACTTTTTTGCATAGCGAAAATACATCATCAAAATAGCGGCAAAAAAGCCAATACCGACTGCAAGCAGCAAAAAGACGATCCATGCGAATATGCTGGCCTCTCCGCCCTGAATAAGCCCCTGGTGGGGGATACGGTAGTCAAAAAAGATATAGCCCACGATAACAGCCATAAATATGGCGCACAAAAACGTAAGGCCATAAATAGCAAATTTTGTGTCCCGCGATTTCTTGCGGTGGTAGTTAATGGTTTTTGCCATCTGCTCCATGCTTCCCTCAAGATGGGCTATTTGCACATCGGCATCATGCAGCTGCTTTTGGTGCTTCAACTGTTCATTGGCTTTCGTCAATTGATCTTCCGTTGTCACTTCTTTTTCAATCCCGAAATATTCATCTATTGAAACGCCAAGCGCGGCACAAATTAAACCCATTTTGTATACGCTCGGCTCCTTTGATGATGCGGAGAAAAAATTGCTTATGGTTGATGCTGAAATGTCCGTCATGTCGGACAAATCTTGTATAGTTAAATTCTGTCGGTCTTTTGCATCCCTGCACAAATCCTGCAATGTTTTTACCATTTTCCCCTTTTACTCCTTTTTCGGGCAGGAGAATCCCAATTCTGTTTTGCCGCAAACGGTAATTATCCGAATTTGGTATTGCCCTGCCAAACCCTAATTTGTTAGTGTGAACGTGCAGCCGGAAAGCCGGGAGGCCACCGGCGAGAATAGCCCCGCTGTCCGTTGCGGGAGCAGCGGGGCTATTTGCTTACTTTAATCATCATTACGCCCCCCATTTTTAATCAAGCGCTTAAGCGTATCCCTATCCCACAGCAAAACGCCGGTTGCTTCCGCAATTTCTTTCGCGCCTGCTGTAAAATACCTATTTGTCATTACAACCCCAATATGACAACGGTAAAATGCTTTTCCAGCATTTACTTCCTGCACCGGCTTGTTTCCTAAATCGAAAGAATAGCACTTACATTGAATGGCATATTTGGCATCGCCAAATTTAGCAAGGACGTCAACGCCCTGATCTCCGCTGCCACGTGTGACTTCAACATTGGAGAAACCGTTTTTCTTTAGAAGGTCTGCACACCAATACTCAAAATCGTGCCCTTCCATTCCATCTACTTTGTATAGCTCTGCTTCCGGATTGCTTGCTTCACAAGGCGCGAAACATGAATTTGCGCGAGCAATTTTAAGCGTTGGAATAAGCGCTTCGCATTGTGACCGCGTAAGCAATATTTGCCGAGGCCGAGAACCTTTGAACGGGCCGACAATACCCAGCGTTTCCATCTCGTCGATCAATCGTAAGGCTTGAGAATACCCAAGATTGAGCTTACGCTGCAGCATAGAAACGGACGCTTGCCCGGTTTCCATGACCACTTTTATTGCATCCGGTATAATCGGATCGTGGGCTTCGCCATTGGCAGTAATAAAAGGCTCTTGCGGCAAGCTTGCTTTTTCAACGCGCTTATCAAGCCACACAAACAGTGCTGTAAACGCGGACGGGACAATAATAAGAGCTACGGCCGCGCCATAAGTAAGCATTGCCGTTCCGTCTGCTTGTGGAACACTTGCGGAAGGAATAAGCAACAACGCTATAATGGTAAAAAACAAAGTGAGAACAAAAATAGCTACAGCCTTTAGTTTACGATGCCTTTTCATTTTAGACCCCCAAAAAATTTTCAATGTGTTGCCCATTTGTGGGCAACAAACAGCTTGTGCGTAACTATAAGTGTACTAACTTAGTTGTACACCGAGAAAATAATATGTCAAATTAAGAAAGGGGAGAGAAATGAGTTCTTGCACAAATGCCAACGCCTGGGGTATAATAAAAACAGATGCATTGGCGCAATGTGATATTGAAACGTTGCGGAGAATAGCCCTTAGAAAAATCGACCAGCTTTCCGATGAGGACTGCGCTGATATTATGAGTACGTTAAAAGAAAGAGGTGTGCTATGAGCAAAGACTACGAGATTTACATTGATAGGCTGGCTGAAAACAGCATTATCATGAAAGGCCAGATCAACGATGTTGTGTTTGGCCTAAAAGGGATTACAGACAAACTTGATACGCTGATCGCGCTCAAGCAAGTTGAATTATCACTCCTGCAACAGCAGCGATTGCCGCAACAGCCAAAAGAACAGTTGTAATAATAAACCGTGTTTTCTCACGGCGCTCCTTGTCGGCTTTTTCTTTGCGCTCCTGTTCTTTGTCTTTCCGTTCCGCTTCCGTTCGCAGCCAGTCTTGCGGATCGGTAGGATATAGTGTAGGCATTATTCCAGCTCCTGTAGTTTCTTCGTGGCTTCGTTGATAAGAGCCAACAACGCCGCACGATCATTTGTAGCTTTAATAAAGTTTGATGCAGCTTCTTTTGAGCCCTCGCCCTTTGCGGCGGGGGCTTTTTCTTGTTCGCCTACTCCGGACATCAGTTCTGCGACGGTAACGCCAAAATAATCGGCAATTTTTATAAGAGACGATTTCCGTGGAGTTGCACCGTTTCCCCATCCGGTTACAGACGCTCTGGTAAAACCCAATTCTTCGCCCACGGCAGACGGAGACTTGTTAAGTTTGCTGCATAGTTTCACATAGTTAGAATAGAACAAAAATAAGCCCTCCATTTTGTGCAACACGACAAAACTTAACAAACTTTACAATTTGGCTTGACTGTTAACTTTGTTAGGTTTATAATGGGCTTGTGGCTTGAAAAACGTTACAAAAAACCAGACCCCGATACATTGTATCCGTGTCAACGCTACTTTATTGCTTGAAGGTACGGTAGTTAACGAGGCTCCGATGCTCCCGCAACGGACACCGGAGCCCCGGCAGGGACGTCGTGACGTCACCTGCAAGCACATAGTAGCATACTTTGTTAACTTTTGCAACCACAAATTTAGCCGCAGGCGGGAATACCGCAACTATTCTCGCCTGCGGCGCACCAAAAAAACAAAGGAGGGCTAAATTTGCTGGAGAGTTGGACAGGCAAGCTGGTCGGCAAGATGCACGTTCACGAAATCACATACGACGAGGTAGCGGCAGAGCTTGGCGTTTCCCGGCCTTATGTGAGTATGCTGCTGAATGGGCATCGAAAGCCACCGGACGCAAAGAAGCGTATTGAAATGGCGATTGACAGCATTATCGCCAGACGCGCTGAGAATGGGTAAGAAAAAGCCCCGCCCGGTGCTGGCACACCGAACGAGGCATCTCCGAAACATCTACCAAAATGTTCTGCGGATAGTATACCACGACCGCAGAGGAAAGGCAAGAGATTATGACATGTGCTGAAATTGCCGTGATGTTATGGGCACGGCAGAACGGAATGGAAATTATCGAGGTCGAGTACATTCGACAGGAGGAAAAAGAATGAAAGAGATTAAAGTAAAGCTGACGTTTACCGAGCCGGTTTGGGGCACTTGCCCTGGCGATCCTGACATCTATCGTGCATTCGTGGCAAGCAATTCCCCGGATGCGGCCACTATGGAGGACGAAGTGGCTGCCATCGGCGTGGATGGCGTGGTGGAGAAGGGCAAGACTATCTTCCCGAAACTGGACGATGGGACGCCGTTTTTCTACGACTATCAGATCAAGGGGTTCTTCAAGGACACCTGCGGCGGACTGCGAAAGGTAAAGGGGACTAAGTCCAGTGGCATCAAGGCGTTCAAAAAAGAGATCGACAAACTGATTTTTGTGGAGCCGCGCAACATCCCAATTCTGTTTGACGGCGAGATGGGCGAGTGCTGCCGCCCGCTGCGGGCGCAGACGATGCAGGGTGAGCGCGTGAGCCTTGCACTGTCCGAGCAGATACCCGCAGGGGCAGCGTGCGAGTTCACCGTAGTGTGTCTGTGCGATGACCACGAGAAGGTCGTGCGGGAGTGGCTGGACTATGGACGGTTTTCCGGCATCGGCCAGTGGCGAAACAGCGGGAAAGGGCGTTTTCGCTGGGAGGAAATTTCGTAACGCGACGGAAATGCAAGGAATAGAACATCGTGGCTTAGCGGGGTGACGCAATGGCGATGCATGGATACGCCTTGATTAGAATTGCAGGGGATATGCACAGGACAGATAAGTAGCGCGTTGCAACGGCAAAGAGTAGCAAAGATTTGTGATGATACGCAGAGGCATAAGGAGGAAACGACATGAGTTGGTTTGCATGGGCGCTGGCGTTTATCGGCGCGGCGTGGCTGAGCTGGGCCATCGTCAAGGGCGTGGAGGCGCTGGGACGATGAGAGAGCGGAACAGGCGGGCGCGGGAGTATTCCCAGCGCTGCTGTGAGCGGCGGTGGAACAGGCGGCTCTGGATCCTCAACGCTTTGATGATCCTGCTGATCATCGGCATCCTCCTCTGGGCGCTGACGCTGCCGGAGGCACAGGAGCCGGAGGACGTCCCCCCTCCCCTGCCCACTGCGGTGCAGGCGGCGGTGCTGTCCGCCGCGAAGCCGCCGGAGAATCTGCTGGTATGCGACATCACCGGATATTGCGCCTGCTGCACGCCCTATGCGGACATCAACCGCAACGAGGCAGGGCAGGTGCTGACGGCCTCCGGACGGTGGGTCTGCATCGGCGAGGCGGTGGCGGTTGACCCGGACATTATCCCGCTGGGCAGCACCGTGACTATCGGAGGCAAGGAGTACATAGCAGCCGACACCGGAGTGTACGGCTACACGGTGGACGTGCTGATGACCCACGAGGAGGCGGCGCAGGCTGGTGTGGTGAAAGCAATGGTGCAGTGGGAATGGTAGGGCTGACGAACAGAGTGGGCACGCCCTGCAAGGACTGCCGGAGCAGACACCCGAAGTGCCACGGACAGTGCGAGGAGTACGCGGCGTATCTGGAGACCATCAAGGCTGACAAGGCCAAGCGCTACGCGGCGTACAGCGAGATCGACTTTTACAGCATGAACAACGCAAGGCGCGAGAGGGCCAAAATGGTGATAAAAAGAAAGAGGGAAGGACGATGAACCGATTGAAGGAACGGCGGCTGGAGCTGGGCCTGACGCAGGAGGCGGTCAGCGGTGTGCTGAAGCTGGTGGATCCCCGTATAGACACCTGCATGGTGAGCCGGTTTGAAAACGGCGTGTGTCTGCCCACAGAGGAGGTGCTGGCGGCGCTGGAGGCGGCGTTGCGTACCAGCCGGGCATATCTGTACGGCGACGAGGACAAGGCCGAAATCCCCCAGCGGACGGCGGAAACGGAGCGCATCGCAGCGCTGATCCCCCACGGGCGGCGAAACGCCATCAGCCGTGCGGAGCTGGCGGCGGCGATGCAGACCTCCGACCGGATGATGCGAAAGGCCGTCAGCGAAGCCAAGCGGCAGGGCGTGATGATCTGCAACGACGGCGAGGGATACTACCAGACGGAGGAGCTGGGAGACCTGTACCGGCAGTACAGACGTGACACGGCGCGGGCCATGTCCATCCTCAAGGCACGAAAGCCGATGCGGGATGTGCTGAAAGCGGCGGGTCGACCGGTATGAGGAGCGTGATGCAGTATTGGGAACCGGAGCGGCCCTTAGAGCCGAAGGACTACGATCTGCCCGTCTGCCCCGTGTGCGGGGAGGAGACGGACACCTACTACAAAAACGAGAACGGCGAGATCGTCGGGTGCGACAACTGCATCACGGCGGTGGACGCATGGGAGGAAAGAAAATGGGTATGAGCCTGTATCACATCGACCAGGCGCTGGAGAACCTGGTCGACCACGAGACCGGCGAAGTCCTTGACTTTGACGCCTTTGAGGAACTCCAGATGGCGAGGGACGCCAAGATCGAGGGCATCGTGTGCTGGACGAAGAATCTGGCGGCGGAGGCCAAGGCCATCCGGGAGGAGGAAAAGGAGCTGGCGGAGCGGCGCAGGGCGCTGGAAGCCAAGCGGGACAAGCTGCTGGGCTACGTTGACCGGGCGCTGGACGGTGCGCCGTTCCAGACGGCAAGATGCTCCGTGACGTACCGCAAGAGCACGGAGGTGGAGATCACCAGCATGGAGGCTCTTGTGAAATGGTGCATGGACAACGGATACGGCGGCAAGGTGACCTACGCCGCGCCCACGGTAGCCAAGAGCGACATCACGTCGCTGCTGAAAGCCGGGACGGCCATTGACGGCGCGGAGCTGGTGACGCGGATGAACATGGGGGTGAAGTGATGGATAACCTGGCTATCTATAACGCGGTGCGCAGTGTGCCGGACAGCGCAAAAAGGCGCATCGAGGCGGGCCGCTTGAAGGGCAAGACCGACATCAACCCCATGTGGCGCATTAAGGCGCTGACAGAGACGTTCGGCCCCTGCGGCTTTGGATGGAAATACGTCATCACTGACAAGCGGCTTGAGCAGGGCGCGAACGGCGAAGTAGCCGCATTTCTGGACATTGACCTGTTTGTAAAGGCCGACGGCGTGTGGTCTGACGCGATCCCCGGCACGGGCGGCAGCGCATTTGTGGCGAAGGAGAAGAACGGCCTGTATACCTCCGACGAGTGTTTTAAGATGGCGCTGACGGATGCTATCTCCGTAGCGTGTAAGGCGCTGGGCTTCGGCGCGGACGTGTACTGGGACGCGGATAGGAGCAAGTATGACAATCCGGAGAGCAAGCAGGAGGCGCCGGTGCTGTGTGAGTTCTGCGGACTGCCCATCAAGGCGGTAAAGTGCGGGGATCGTGTGTATCCCACCAACGAGATCGTAGAGAACGCGGTAAAGAAGTACGGCAAGCGGCTCTGCTGGGGCTGCATGAGAGCGGAGACCAACCATGCGGCAGGTAACGGTTAACGCGGCGCGGTGGTCGCAGGACAGCGAGGGCGCGTGGCTCTGCCTGCGGGTGAAGTCACCGGAGGCGGCGATGGAGGTCTGTGATGCGCTGAAGCCGGGCAAGGCGTACACCGCCACCATCAAGGGCAAGGGACGGAGCCTCGATGCCAACGGGTATGCGTGGGTGCTGCTGGACAAGCTGGCGGCGCACTACGGCGTTGCAAGAGAGAAGGTATACCGGCAGGAGATACAGAGCATCGGCGGCGTCAGCGAGGTGCTGTGCCTGCGGGAAAAGGCGGCGGAGGCGTTCTGCCGGAGCTGGGAACGGAACGGTATCGGCTGGATGACCGATACCGGCCCCAGCAAAATCAAGGGCTGCGTGAACGTGACCGTCTGGTACGGCAGCTCCGTATACGACACGGAGCAGATGGCGCGGCTGATAGACGCCATCGTGCAGGATTGCCGGGATGTCGGCATCGAGACTATGACGCCGCGAGAGCTGGATGCCCTTGTGAGCCGGTGGGGAGAGGTGAGCGTATGATACGGTGCTTCCTGTGCGGACGGCGTGACCCAAACGACCCGTTGGAATGCCACCACATTTTTGGCGGGACGAACCGCAAGAAAAGCGAAAAGTACGGCCTGGTAGTGTGGCTCTGCGGCAACAGGTGCCACCGGAACGGCAAGAGTGCCGTACACCGGAGCGGCGACCAGATGCGTAGGCTGCGGCGCTACGGCCAGCTGAAGGCTATGCAGGAGCAGGGCTGGACGGAGGAGGACTTCCGCCGCGAGTTCGGCAAAAGTTATTTATGAGAGGAGATAAGAAATGCTGAACAAGATTTTTATCATGGGTCGGCTGACCCGCGATCCGGAGCTGCGCAGGACGCAGAACGGCACCGCCGTCACCAGCTTCACGCTGGCGGTAGACCGGGACTTTAAGAACGCGGACGGCACCAAGGACACGGATTTTATTGACGTTGTGGCGTGGCGCAACACCGCCGAGTTCGTGTCCAAGTATTTCTCCAAGGGCCGCATGGCCGTGGTGGAGGGGCGCTTGCAGCTGCGGGACTGGACGGACAAGGACGGGAACAAGCGCCGGAACGCCGAGGTGCTGGCGGACAACATCTACTTTGGCGACAGCCGGAAGGACGCGCAGGACGGCTTCGCCCAGCCTGCCGCAGGCGGCGTCAGTGTTCCCGGACCCGACTTCCTGGAGATCGACGAGGACGACGGCGACCTGCCGTTCTGATGGGAGGGGTAAGCGGCATGGATTACTGGCACAAGCGGTACACCTGCCCCTACTTCACCAGCAGCGAGAAATGGCGGTCTGCTGCGAGGGCGGAAGCCGCGTCAGCTTCGAGACGGGCGGCGCGGCATTCCGCTTCATGAATCAATCCTGTGCCGGTGCGTGGGAGCATTGCACCATCGCACGGCACCTGACGGACGAGTACGAGAGAAAGGAAGAAAAGAATGGGAAAGATGCAGGATGAGATCAAGGGTCTGCGGCGGCAGAATCGGCACCTGGAAAACATCGTACAGGTGGCGCTGGACAAGGAGCGCGGCGTTTACGTCATCGGGGCGATGAAGAAGGATCCCCCCCTTATGGACTAAGGGGTGGCGCAATGGCAAGAAACTATGCTGCCCTCCCCTATGATTATTTAGAGGAGATGGAAGCGCTCAACGATGCAGAGTTCGGTCGTCTAACGCGGGCATTGCTGGCATACAGCATGACGGGAGAGAAGATAGCGCTCTGTGGCAATGAGAGATTTTATGCCAAGCGCGTGATGGCACAGGAAGATCGGTTTAAGGCAAGTTACGAGGATGTATCCGCTGTGAGAAGCGAAGCAGGTAAAGCAGGCGCTGCTGCAAGATGGCAAAATGGCAAAGGCATTTTTGCTAATGGCAAAGATAGCACAGCCATTCCTGCCAATGGCAAAAATGGCAATACCGAAACCAATACCGAAACCGAAACCGATACTCTGCCATCTGACGATGGCAAGAGAGATACACGCGCGGCGCGCTTCACACCGCCGACCGTTGAAGCCGTGGCAGTGTATGTCAGCGAGAAAGGCTATCACGTCAATGCAGAGCGCTTTGTGTCGTTCTACCAGCAGAAGGGCTGGATGGTAGGCAAAAACCGCATGAAGGACTGGAAAGCCGCCGTGCGGAACTGGGAAACGCGCTGGAAGGATGACCACGGCGCGGTGAGCAAGGCAAGCGGCAACGTGTTTCTGGAAATGCTGGAGGAGAGGCAATGACACAGGGCGAGACGTTGAAGATCATGGCCGTTTTGCAGGCGACATACCCGAACTTCTACCGAAGCATGACGCGGCAGGACGCGGAGGGTGTGGTGGCGCTTTGGGCGGATATGTTCGCCGAGGACAGCTACAACACCGTTGCTGCGGCTGTGAGGGCGTTTATCGCGTCTGACAGTAAAGGGTTTCCCCCTGTTGTCGGGCAGATAAAACAGCGCGTGGCGGAGCTTGCAAGCCACACGGCTGCGCTTCCCGGCACTGTGCAGCAGGTGTGTGACAAAAAGACCGCATGGATGCGGGACTACGTCCACAAGGAGCGCAAGCTGGGCCGTATCTCCCGCTATGCACGAGAACACGGGATGACGTGGCAGGAGGCCAAGGAGGCGCTGGATGGATAAAGGCATCTGGCGCGTGGCCAGAGCGCGGCTGTGCGTGGCCTGTTTGCAGGAGATGGCGGCGGATTACATCATCGAGCCAGCGTTCCACGGCTGGGCGCAGGGCGTGTGCCAGCGCTGCGGAAAAGAGCAGAAAATGACGACGGTCAAGCGCTACACCATGAGCAGGCGCGGACTGGAGAAAAGAGGGTTGTTGGATGAACAGTGAGGATCTGATGCGGCTGGGGCCTGCGGCGCAGAAGCAGGTCATGGAGAAGATGCGCAAGCCAAGCAAGTACAAGGCGCAAAAGACGCGGCGCGGAAAACTGACCTTCGACAGCAAGAAGGAGGCGGAGCGCTACGACGCGCTGATGCTGCTGCAAAAGGCCGGGGAGATACGGGGGCTGAAATTGCAGGTAAGATACTGCTTGCAAGAGGCGTACACGACGTTTGAGGGCGACCGGGTGAAAAGTATCGACTACGTTGCGGACTTCGTGTACGAGCGCAGAACGGCGCCTGACAGCTACGGACAGCGGCACTGGTTGCCGGTGGTGGAGGACGTGAAAGGGATGCGTACCCGCGAGTATGCCATGAAAGCAAAGCTGTTCCGCAATCGGTACGGATTCGCCATCCGGGAGGTGTGAGCATGACAGTCTACATGATAGTCACCCGCGATAAGTACCGCCTGCCCCGCTGGTGGGGTACGACCACGGCGGAGCTGGCGCAGTTGTCCGGTCGGAAATATCAGAATGTCCGTGTGGGTATCTGCAAGGCGTTCCGGCACGTCGGCAGCTACGGATGCTATGAGGTGGTGCGTCTGGAGGAGGGCGAGTGATGGGCAAGCAGATTGCGATAAACACCGACTGCATGGAGTATATGCGGACGCTGCCGGACAAGGCGTTTGACCTTGCCATCGTAGACCCGCCGTATGGAATTAGCATTCATGATAGTGGTCGATTGAAAAAATACAATGCCACTGAAACAAGATGGGACGATGCGACTCCGGGTGATGTGTATTTTAGCGAATTAAAAAGATGCAGCAAAAACCAAATAATATGGGGGGGAATTATTACGATCTTCCGCCTTGTAGGGGATTTGTTATTTGGGACAAAAAGCAGCCGGAAGATATTTCTTTTGCATCTTGCGAATTTGCATGGACTTCTTTCGATACATCCGCGAGAACTTTTTATTACTCGCCGTTGCAAGAAAAGGGGAAAAGAATACATCCAACGCAAAAGCCCGTGGCATTGTACGAGTGGCTGCTGATGAAGTACGCCAAAGAAGGCTGGCGCATTTTGGACACGCATCTGGGTAGCGGGAGCAGCAGAATAGCGGCCTATAACCTCGGCTTTGAGTTTGTTGGATGCGAGATCGATCCGGCATACTTCCGGCTGCAAGAGCAGCGGTTTGCGGAGCATACGGCGCAGGAAAGGTTGTGGTGACACATGGGCAAGCAGCATTTGAGCCGGGACGACCGGATTTTTATGGACGGCAAGCGCAGAGGCACGCAGGAGTGCATGGACCTGGTGGCGATGGCGCTGATCGACAAGTGCGGCTGGCACGTCCAGGAGGAGACGCCGGACAGCCGGGACACCCACAGTATCGCGTATCTGTACGAATGCTTGGAAAAGATCACGCAGGAGATCAACGAAGGCCGCATCAAGCGGAAGCACATCAAGGACGTGCTGAAGGACGAGTGCGGCGTTGTGTTTGGAGATTAGGAGGTGATTTAGGTGAAACATTTAGGCGATATTACGAAAATAAATGGGGCAGAGATTGAACCCATTTGGTGTATTACAGGTGGTTCACCTTGTTAGACAGGATCTATCCATCGCCGGAAAACGCGCCGGTTTGGCGGGAGCGCGAAGCGGCTTGTTTATGGAGCAGGTGCGCATCGTAAAAGAAATGAGAGCGGAGGAAAAACGGAATGGACGGACAGGTGACATGGTCCGACCTCGGTTTCTCGTTTGGGAGAACGTTGTCGGAGCATTCAGCAGCAACAGAGGACGGGACTTCCACGCCGTGCTGGAAGAAATTGCGCGTATCGCAGAACCAGGATTTTCTCTATCTGGACTGCCGGAAAAGTGGAAATGGACAAAAGCAGGAGCCATCGACGGTGATGGGTGGTCTATCGCTTGGCGAACTCACGACGCTAAAGACTGGGGAAAAACCATCCGAGACAGCCGTACAGGAAATGTTATCCGTCTGGGGACCCCACAGCGTCGCCGAAGAATCTCGGTTGTCGCAGATTTTGGAGGTGAATCCGCTGCCCAAATACCGTTTGACCGCGAAAGCGTGTCTGGGGATATTACGGAGAGCGGAGCGGCGGGGGAAGGACCTGCCGGAGCGGCTGAAAGCGGTGCTTCTTATGCAGTCCGCATCAGGGGGGGGCTGTGACGGAGGAGGAAAAGGCGCGTTAGTGCAGACGGAGAAAAGCGGAACGCTTGGTACGGGCAACGATCAGACGATTTTCACGCCCACGCCTATTAACCTGATGGTGGCTACGCGCTGCAAAGCGTTAGGGCGCGGAACAGGATTCGGCGTAGGAGAACCGGGTGACCCGGCGAACACCATTTCTGCCGCACATTCGCATGGCGTATTTGCAACGGCTATCCCCATCAACGACAAAGCCACCAGATGGCAGGGCGGCGGAGAGAGCCGCAACCACGATGGCAGCGGCAACGGTCTTGGCATCGGCAAAGAAGGCGACCCATCCCCCACGCTGACCGCCGGCGACCGCCACGGGGTAATGTGCATGAATCCGTGGGACGCGCAGAGCGCAAGAGTGTACGATCAGGATGGCGTATGGCACAGTCTGAATGCCAATGAGAACGGCGGTATGGCGCGGGACAGCGTACTGTGCGCGTATAGCTTTGACAGTCTCGCCAGCAACAGCATGAAAAGCAAAAACCCCAACAGTGGTTGCCGAGAAACCGAAATTGCAAAAACTCTCGACACGACAAATCCAGACCCAAGCAAAAATCAGGGCGGCATAGCGGTGGTGGCGCTGGACATGACACACGCCTGTGACGTCATCCGCGAGTGCGGGGAGCAAGTCCCAGCATTGCAGGCGAGAATGGGCACGGGCGGAAACCAAGTGCCGCTTACATACCAGATGAATGGTTTTGGAGATTACCGCGCCGCCGAGGTTGCAAGCAGTTGCAAGCAACGGGACTTTAAGGACAGCACAGACCTTGCTATCACACACATGGTCGTGCGCCGACTGACGCCGATGGAATGTGAACGGCTGCAAGGATTCCCTGACTACTGGACGGACATCGGCGAGTGGACAGACGAAAAGGGAAAGAAGCACAAGGACGCGGACAGCCCACGGTACAAGGCACTGGGCAACTCCATCGCCCTGCCCTTCTGGGACTGGATGCTGCGGCGTATGGCGCGGTATTTGCCGGAGGACGCGACGCTGGGTAGCTTATTTGATGGCATCGCAGGGTTCCCGCTGATCTGGGAACGCATACACGGTAAAGGCACGGCGCGGTGGGCAAGCGAGATCGAGCCGTTTCCCATCGCCGTGACGAAGAAACATTTTCCAGAGGAGGAATGACATGAAAAGGGACGAGATCGTGACCGCGCTGCGGTGCTGTGCCAGTTTCAATGGCGAATTTGAGTGCAGTAAGGATTGCCCGTTTTTCAGCACGAGCGACGAACTGGGCGACTGCTGCACAAAGAAAAATGTTGCCGCCGCTGACCTGATCGAGAACCAGCAGCGGCACATCGAGGCACTGTTGCAGGCCAACGCCGCCCTGCGGGACACCGTTTTGCGGCGGGATGCGCAAATCGCGGACATGAGTGATGGACTGGCGCAGTTTGCCAAGACCGTAGCGGTGGAGGAGGAGCAAAGTGAATTGCACGCCATGAAAAACGAGCTGTGCCAATACTGCGGGAAGTACAAACAAGCACACGAGGGCGCCTGTGACGGGTGCAAATGGAGGGAAATGTGATGGATGCTGTGAAGTTTGTAAAGGAATATCTGCGTATGTGCACAAAGGTTGATGAGTGCGAGGATTGCCCTGTATACAAGACTGACTTTTGTACTGTACCTGCTAAGGAGCGTTCACAGGAGAGCGCGGAGGAGATTGTCGAGCTGGTCGAGGAGTGGTCTGCTGCACACCCGTGCAAGACGCGGCAGAGCGTGTTTTTGGAGCAGTATCCTCAGGCTGATATTGATAACACCGGGCTTTTGATCCTGTGCCCTAAGCGTATTGTTGCTGATATACGGGCTACCGCCGATTGTTTGCGCCAGGGGTGCTCCGATTGTCGCCGCGAGTTCTGGATGCAGGAGGTGGAGTGATGGATACGCCGTGGAAGGAGGAAAAGGCATGAGCAAGGCCGTACTTATAAGCATTCGCCAGAAGTGGTGTGAAAAGATTGCCAGCGGCGAGAAGACTATTGAAGTCCGCAAGACCAAGCCGAAGTTGAAAACGCCGTTCAAATGTTACATCTACTGCACGCTGCCAAAATATCCGCACGAGGACTTCATCGCGACGGACTATCCAATGCCACAGTTTTACGGCGGCGGCAAGGTCATCGGGGAGTTTACCTGTGAAAGAATCGCCCTTATTGCATACGATGGCGGCGAGTTAAGTAGTACAACAAATGCCGCCTTTTCCCCCGCGACGTGCTTAACTCAGTCAGAAATTATAGCTTATATCGGCGATAAGGGGCGTTGTTACGGCTGGCATATGTCCGACTTGTGCATTTATGACCAGCCGCGGGACTTGACGGAGTTCCGGCGGGCTTGCCCTAATGACCTATCCTGTGAGGCCTGCGCCATGTATAGCAACAACAACGGTATCTGCAACAATGGGGCTTTGCCGCTTCGCCGCCCGCCCCAGAGCTGGTGCTATGTGGAGGCGACGAAGGATGTATGACCTGAAACCTTGCCCGTTCTGCGGCGGAGAAGCAATACTTGAAACAGTAGATGGCAACAGCCCAGAAGAGTGCTATATATACTGTCCAGAGTGTGATTTTGAAAGTGGCGTATATAGCGAACCCAAATTTATCGTCGAAAAGTGGAACAGGAGGGCTGACAATGGCTGAATACATTGACAGGGAAGCGTTACGCAAAGTTTTAGAGAATTGGCGGGATGCTCATGCGGATGTTGATGACGAACAAGGCTGTGGGCTGCTTGAAGATGTGATATGGGAGGTAGACGCACAGCCTGCCGCTGATGTTGCCCCGGTGGTGCGCTGCAAGGACTGCAAGCACTATCGCAACTACCAAAACGGTTTGTGTTACCTACATACGGAGCCAAAGACAAATGCCCGCGGGTATTCCGGCGATGCGGTGTGTGTAGAGCCGGACGACTTCTGCTCCTACGGCGAGAAAAAGGACGGCGGCGATGCAGAAGGGTGACACGATCCGGGCGCGGTTTATGACGCTGCCGAGCGAGTACCCCGGCTCCGGCGCCAACGATGAAAAGCGGTTCCCCATCCGCAAGGGCACGGTGGTGTACGTGCATCCGAAGGGGCGGTACATCGTGGCGGAGTGCGGCGGGGTGCGGGAGACATTCTTCCCGGAGGAGGTGGTAGGGTGAAAGAGCAGACGGTCGAATACTTGAGACTATACTTTGAGTGCGGATGGCGCATGAGCACGATTGCACGGCATTTTGGTGTAAGCACATCCACTGTATCTCGCTGTATATCCAGAGCAGAACGGCGCGAGTGCCCCTTTGCTAAAAACTGCCGGTACTGCCCGCTGAAAGAATGTGCGATAAAAGAAGAGTATGCACCGTATGTAAACGCAGAAATTAGGTGATGTTGCACAACGAAATGCAACAACAAAAAAAGATGTGATAACGTGGGGGTGCAGGGGCGAACTCTGCATCTCCATTCTTTTTCTTTTCCCCCTTCTTTTCCTGATGGGCGGGGCTTCGGCTCCGCCCGGAGGGAGCAATATGCAGGCAGAAGCTGGGTGGATACAGCTCCGATATGAAGAATTTTCGGGTTCGCAAGTTCAAATCTTGCTGTCTGCACCATAGGCGTGGCCCCTTGCCTCGCAGCCGCACGGAGCGTAAGCCTGCGGAAGTGGTCTTTCCTGTGCGCTGTACGAAAGCGGCAGGACGAATAATAATTATTTGGCTGGCTCCGGCTGTGAATGAAGAAACGGATGCGACCGACGTACCGGCGCAGGGCTGAAAAGTCCGTGGTTGGTTCGGGTGCCGGCGTGCCGAAAGAAATCCGAGGCGTGGATGCGGTGTGGTGGCGGTTGTCTTAGGACAAAGCCGCTGTGTAGGACAGTATGGATGCGTGGTGGCACCCGACCGATTGTGTAAAACAACAGGCGATGCGCTGGCAGACCGCTGTAAGGGATGCGGCCCAAATAGTCTGCTTACATAAAACAGGACTTCCCGCACCTCTTAAAAATGTGACCCAGGGGAGACATGGAATACAGGCGAGGCGAAAGCCGGGGAAGGACGCGGCAATGACAAAGGCCAGTGGTGGGAGGCCGCTGCGTCAGGCAAAGGAGGCCACATGGAAGTAAAAAACAAGCGGCTGGCGGATATTATGCCGTATGCTGCAAATGCCAAGAAGCACGACAGACGGCAAATCAACAATGTGGCCGAAAGCATTAAACAGTACGGGTTCGTGCAGCCGATTGTGATTGACCGAGAGGGTGTTATTGTCATCGGCCACTGCCGCGCTATGGCGGCAAAGAAGCTGGGCATGGAAGAAGTGCCGTGCGTCTGTGTGGATGATCTGACACCGGAGCAGGTAAACGCCCTGCGGCTGGTGGACAACAAGAGCAACGAGAGCGATTGGGACTTTGACCTGCTGGCTGATGAACTGCCTGGGCTGGATTTGTCGGCGTTTGACTTTGATTGGGGGCTGCGTGATGAACTCGACACGTCAGTTGTAGAGGACAACTACGATCCTGTTTTACCAGCAGAGCCGAAGAGCAAACTTGGCGATGTGTACCAGCTTGGAGACCATCGCCTTATGTGCGGAGATAGCACGTCTTTGACAGACGTACAGAAGCTCGTGGGGGGGGCACAAATGGATTTGCTGCTCACAGACCCTCCGTACAATGTGGACTATCAGGGCACCGCCGGGAAGATTAAGAACGACAATATGGAGGATACGGCATTTAGACGGTTCCTGACGGACGCGTTTTCCAATGCGGCGATGGTTATGAAACCCGGCGCTCCATTTTACATTTGGCACGCAGACAGCGAGGGGTATAACTTCCGAGGCGCGTGCAGAGATGCGATGCTGCGTGTCCGGCAGTGCCTGATCTGGGTGAAGAACTCCCTTGTGATGGGGAGACAGGATTTCCAGTGGAAACATGAGCCTTGCTTGTATGGTGAGAGCGAGATTGAAGAGGAAGCGCACGAGCCTTGTCTGTACGGATGGACGGAAGGTAAGAAGCATTATTTCTTCAAGAACCGCAGACAGACAACCGTGTTGAATTTTGATAAGCCTGTCAAATCTGCGGAGCATCCGACCATGAAGCCGATTAAGCTGTTTGATTACCAGATGCAGTGCTCCAGTAAGCCGGGCGAGAATGTGCTTGACCTGTTCGCTGGGTCCGGCACAACGATCATGGCAGCGGAGCAGAATGGCAGACACGCTTTCTGCATGGAGTATGATCCGAAGTATGCCGATGTCATTGTTGACCGGTGGGAGAAGTTTACGGGGAAGAAAGCGGTGCTTTTGAATGACGATTGAAGAAGCACAGGCGATTATTGCCAAAACCAGCAGCCCGTATTTGAAGCAAGACATGGAGAAGTTTATTAAACGCCAGCATAGAAAGGAGGGCGCGTATGGCAAGGCCAAGAAAGGAAATAGACCAGAAGCAGTTCGAAAACCTCTGCGGCCTGCAATGCACGCTTGAAGAAATCTGCGGTTGGTTTGATGTGACCGATAAAACATTGGACAGCTGGTGTAAACGCACCTATCATGCCAGTTTTTCCGAGGTATTTAAGCAAAAGCGCGGAGCTGGGAAAATTTCACTGCGTCGGAGCCAGTGGCAGCTTGCGGCAAAGAACGCAAGCATGGCTATTTGGCTGGGGAAACAGTACCTTGGGCAGCGTGATATTGTTGAGCTGGGTTTGCCGACGGACAACACAAAGGATGACGCATTGAGCGTGAGCCTGCGTGAAATGGCAGAAGGGTTGGAGAGCGATGATTAGCCCGAAGCAGCAGAAGATCCTTGCTTTCCCCTATTCCAAGTATGACGCGCTGATCTGCGACGGCGCTGTGCGTTCCGGCAAGACCTCCATCATGATGTGGGCGTTCGTCCGCTGGGCGATGGAGAATTTCAGCGGTCAGCGCTTCGGTGTGTGTGGCCGCACGGTGGACAGCTGCACCAAGAACATCATCGTTCCGTTCACGGCGATGAGCCTTGCAAAGGAGCGCTATATTATCCGCTGGCGGCGCGGCGACAAGGTGATGGAAGTGCGGCGCGGCGCCGTGACGAATTACTTTGAGGTGTTCGGCGGCAAGGACGAGGCCAGCTATACGCTGATTCAAGGCCGCACGCTGGCGGGTGTGCTGCTGGACGAGGTGGTGCTGATGCCGCGCTCGTTTGTGGAACAGGCGCTTGCACGTTGTTCCGTTGACGGTGCGCGGTTGTGGTTCTCCTGTAACCCCGGCAGCCCGCATCACTGGTTCTATCAGGAGTGGATTAAGCGACACCGCGAACGGAATACGCTATATCTTCACTTCGAGATGACAGATAACCCCGGCTTGAGTGCGAGAACGCTTGAGCGCTACGCAAATATGTATGCCGGTATTTTCTATGCCCGCTATGTTCGCGGCTTGTGGGTGGCGGCGGAGGGAGTGGTATATAAGGATTTCGCCAATAACACGGAGAAGTATCTGGTTGACGATCCTTTGAAATGGGCAGAAGAAAACGGGACAAGGTTTACCGTTATTTCTATTGGCGTTGACTTCGGCGGCACAAAGTCTGCGACAAAGTTCCAGGCGACCGGTATTACAAAGGACTTTCGCGTTGTTGCGTTGGAAGAGGAATACATCAAAAACGAGGAGATTGACCCTGATGCCCTGAATCGGCGTTTTGCCACATTTTGCCAGATGGTGACGGCTAAGTATGGATACAGTCAGACACGAGCAGATAGCGCGGAAACAGTATTGATTCGTGGGTTAGATCATACCGCGCAGAAAATGCACATTGGCACGCAGGTTAAGAACGCGCTGAAAATGCAAATCACAGACAGAATCAGGCTGGTGGTGCTGCTGATGAAGCAGGGACGCTTTAAGGTTTCGCGGAGCTGCCCGCATCTGATCGACGCGCTGCAAACCGCAATTTATGATCCTGATAGGTTTGAAGATGAGCGCTTGGATGACGGCACATCCGATATCGATAGTTTGGATGCCTTTGAGTACAGCATTGAGCCATATTACAAAGACCTGGAGCGTGCCGGTCACATGATGGGATGGTGAGAGAGTGAATATCCGCAGAGCATTAGTAGAATTGGGCTTTGATACGGTCGACAGCAAGTTTTACTCGTTGATCGGTGTATGGCGATCTTGGTATGACGGCGATGTTAAGGACTTCCACAGCTATACGGTGTGGAACGGCATCGAAGAGCTGGAATGCCATAGATATTCTGTCAACATGTGCAAGAAGGTCTGCGAGGACTGGGCAAACCTGCTGATGAATGAGCGTGTGAACATCACCCTTGAGGGGAAACGAGAGCAGGAATTTGTAGACGCAATCCTTGCAGATAATAATTGGTGGGTAAAGGCCAACGAAGCGCAGGAGCGGAAAGCTGCGGTAGGAACTGTTGCCTATGTCCCCACGGTCGAGGGTATGAGCATCAATCCGGACACATCGGAGATTGTGGACGCCGGTCGAATTCGAATCAATTATGTCAGTGCAGGGAACATCTATCCGCTGACGTGGGATAACGGAGTCATTCGAGAGTGCGCTTTTGCGTCAACAAAAAGGGTTAATGATACGGAGTACACTTACATCCAGGTTCATCGGCTGAACGGCGGCGAGTATGACATTGAAAACCACCTGTACGGCACAGATGAGGTACCGCTGGCCAGCGTGCGGGGCTTTGAAACGATCCCGCCTGTCGTTCACACAGGGAGCGACAAGCCGCAGTTTATTATCGACCGCCTGAACATTGCGAATTCCGATGAGTTTAACCCGATGGGCGTTGCAGTGTTTGCGTATGCCATCGACCAGTTAAAGGGCGTTGATATTACATACGACAGCTATGTAAACGAGTTTGTCCTTGGCAAGAAGCGCATTGTGGTGCAGCCGGAGGCCATCAAAAGCGTTGACGGGCGCCCTATGTTCGACAAGCGTGAGACCATATACTATGTTATGCCGGAAGACAGAGGAAGTGATGGCAGCATCCTCCAACAGGTCGACATGACGCTGCGCACAGCGGAGTTTAACACCGGTATGCAAGATATGCTGAACATCTTGTCGAGCAAGTGCGGATTCGGTGAAAACCATTACAAATTTGACCGAGGCAGTATTGCAACGGCTACGCAAGTCATCAGCGAAAACAGCACATTGTTCCGGACTATTAAAAAGCATGAGATTTTGCTCGAGCAAGCGATCACAGGGCTGTGTCGCACCCTGCTTCGCATGGGAAATAAGTTTATGAACGCCGGGCTGGATGAGGAAGTTGAAATTTCCATTGACTTTGATGACAGTATCATTGAAGACAAGGGGCAGGACTTTAACCGCGATGTGCAGTTGCTTAACGCTGGCATCATGAACGACTGGGAGTTCCGTATGCGCTGGATGAACGAGGACGAGGCCACCGCAAAGGCGGCGCTTCCCAAGATGCAAGACATGACCACGGAGCAGCAACAGGAGGTGGAGTAATGGGCTATGGAGAAAACCCCGGTACTTTTTGGGTAAACATTGGCACAGATGAAAACCCTAATTGGGTAGTTTTGGGCCATGTAAGATGAGCAAGTATCCATTCCCCCCTGAACTGCTGGATGCCATGCCGGAAGAACTGGCAGAGCTGTACCGTGGTCTTGAGGACGCACTTCTGATGGAGATATGCTCCCGGCTCAAGCTGCGGGATGAGCTGAACGAAATTACGGTGCAGGACATCAAGGCGCTGCGGGCACATGGCATCGATCTGAAAGAGATTGAAAAGGCCATACGCCAGACCACCGGCATCAGCGAAAAAAAGCTGAATGAGCTGATAGACGATGTGGTGAAGCGCAACCAAAAGTATTACACCGAGGTCATAGACCTTGCCCGTGTAACACAGCCTGACGTGCTGGTGAATGCGACCACCATTGACGCAATCAGACGGCAGACGCAGGACGTGTTCCGCAACATCACCGCATCAATGGGCTTTTTGGTAGACGCGGGGCGCACAATGCTCCCCCCGGCAAAGGCTTACCAGTGGGCGTTAGACGCGGCTACGTTGAAAGTAGAAAGCGGGGCTATTTCTTATGGGCAAGCCATCAAAGACGCCGTTAGGGAGCTTGCAAGCGGCGGCCTGCGGGTAGTGGACTATGAGAGCGGACACCGTGACCATGTAGACGTAGCTGTGCGCAGGGCTGTCATGACGGGCGTAAATGCCCTTAATCAAAAATATGCGGAGCAGTCAATGGAATACCTTGGTTCAGACCTTGTAGAAGTATCGGCACACGCGGGTGCACGAGATAAAGATGGCCCAAATGGGTGGGAAGCGCATACGAAGTGGCAGGGGCGTGTATTTCGGTGGAATAAAAAATAACATAGAGGATTACTCCCCGATGTTAAATCCCCAATATTTTAGCTCTGCTTCTCGCCTGGCTTTAGCGGCATCTGCAATGGTGTAAAAAGTTCCTAAATAGATTTTCCCGTTATCTGTTGCAATGGATGCGCGATAAACAACAACGCCATCTTTTCGCAATCTTGGATAAACACCAGCAACACCAGTAGTATTATTTTTCCTGGCTTTTCTGTTTCTGGAATTTTTCTTATGAGATACCCATCTGCAATTATGGGGGGAATAATCAAGGTCGCCGTTTATTCTGTCAATTTCCAAACCAGGGTGATAGCCATTCTCGATAGACCATTTTGCAAAAGTGTCAAAATCTTCCCATTCCTCACAATAAGAAATGCCTTTATCACCATAATATTGGTGATTGGTGCATCTCCCATTGCAACGGCGCTTCATTTCCGACCATGCGTGATAAAGCCGATTTGAATGTTTCCGCAAGTATAACGGGTTTTTCGCCCTGTAAGGTAAACACAACCCGCATGACTTCGAACTACCACGCAAAGAAACGCTTGAAACACTACGAATTGTGCCGCAATCACAACGGCATATCCAACGTACTGGCAAAATATTCCCGTCTCTTTGTAATACTTGCCATTTCCCAAATCTTTTTCCAGTCAAATCGTTTAATTTACTCATATAATCACCTCTTAATGTAATTATACCATATAATCAAATAACAGTCAACAGAAGTGTATTCCACTTGCGACTTTACGATAGAAAGGATGTGATGTTATGGCAGATTACCCAGACTTTGAAAAGACTTGCGGATATGGTTTCGTTACTGGCATTGGCGGGGCAAACTGTCGATGTACGGCATACATTTTATCCGTTTGTTGAGGGCGTAAGTGAGCGCACTTACACAGACGAACAGCTTGCCCACATTGACGATGGTCTGGGCTGTACGTTTGAGGGCAAGACCTATACGGCATACGAAGCCACGCAGGAGCAGCGCAAGGTGGAGCGCACCATACGCAAGCTCAAGCGTGAGAAAACAGCGTACAACGCCGCAGGGCTGACAGACGAAGAACAGGCAGTGAATATCAAACTGCGACGCCTGAACGCCAAGTACAAGGCGTTCAGCAAGGCGGCGGGGCTGCCGGAGCAGCGGGAAAGGATGAAGGTGCTGTATGAGTAGTGCTTATATCAAAGAGCTGGATAAACACATTCCGTTTTCCCACATAGAAGTATTTACTGTGGTAAATCCCGATTTAATACCTGTTGGAACATTGAGAAAAATTTGGGGTATTCCCAAATGGGTAAATGGCGCAATTATGAAAAATGAAAGCGGTATTGTTACTTGCGCAATCGGCGAAGATACGGCAAGATTTTACACGGCACCGGGGGTATTGATCGAAGTTGATACAAAGGCGGTGAAAGATGAGCCGAGATGAAATGGTACAGGCTATCGAAGCCATCTTGAAGCGTGGGAACAACGCCGAAGTGCGGCGAAAGGGTGATGGCGTTATTGTTCTGGAAGTCCAAAAGAAAATCAAATATCAATCCTCGGTGTAATCGGGCACCGGGAAGGGCAATAGGAGCCAACTACCGAGTTTTCCTCGGTGGTTGGCTCTTTTGTTTTAAGTAAAACCCGCGAAGCACAGCGGTTTTTATACAACGTTCGCCCCCGAAGAATTGGGGCCAAAGAAAAGGAGAACGAATAACATGGCAAAATTTACGAGAGCGGAAATCAGAAATATTCTCGGCGACGCTTGCACAGAAGAGATCGAAAATCGCTTGGTTGCGCTGCATCTGGGCGTGGTCGACCCCCTCAAGGACGATCTCACGAAGTACAAGGCGGACGCGGAGAAGCTGCCAAGCGTCCAGAAGCAGTTGGATGACCTCAAGGCAGCGGGTGACGGCGGCTATAAGGAAAAGTACGAGAAGGAACACTCGGACTTTGAAGCTTATAAATCCGGCGTCACGGCAAAGGAAAGCAAGGCGGCGAAAGAAAAGGCCGTGCGTGCTTACTTTGAGAGCAAAAACATCACCGGCGCAAATCTCGACCTCGCCATGCGCGGATGTGGAGAGGAAATGGCGGCGCTGGAGCTGGACGGTGAAAAAATCAAGGACACTAAGGCCCTTGATGCGCTTGTGGATGGCACCTATAAGGGGCTTGTTGCCAAGGCATCCGTCCGCGTGGACATGGGCGGTCGTCTTAACGATGGCGGGAAGCCGATGACCAAAGACGAGATCATGAAGATCACCGACAGAGCGGAGCGGCGGGCTGCAATCGCCGCAAATATGGATTTGTTTAGAAAGGAAGAATAAAAATGGCTGCTGATCCTAAGCTCATTAAGAAAGCTGACCTCGCGCGTGTGCGCGAAATCGAATTTACCGAAATGTTCGGTTATTCCATCAAGAAGCTGATGGAGGCTCTGGGCGTTACCCGCAAGATCGCCAAGCAGGCCGGTACTGTGCTCAAGAGCTACAAGGCTACCGGCACTCTGGAAGACGGCGCTGTGGCCGAGGGCGAGACCATCCCTCTGAGCAAGTACAAGACCGAGGCTGTGAACTACAAGGAGATCACCTTGAAGAAGTGGCGTAAGGCCACTTCTGCCGAGGCAATCACTGATCGCGGCTACGATCAGGCCGTCGAAATGACCACCGATGAAATGCTGAAGGACGTGCAGAAAGGTATCCGCAAGGATTTCTTCGGCTTCCTCGCAACCGGTACTGGCACGGCCAGCGGTGCTACCTTCCAGGCGACCTTGGCTCAGGCATGGGGCCAGCTGCAGGTGCTGTTCGAGGATGACGAGATCGGCGCAGTGTATTTCATGAACCCGCTGGACGTTGCGGACTATCTCGCAACTGCCAACATCACCCTGCAGACCGCTTTTGGCATGACCTATGTCGAGAACTTTCTCGGTCTGGGCACTGTGATTCTGAACTCCAGCGTCCCCAAGGGCAAGATTTACGCCACCGCCAAGGACAACATCGTCCTGTACTACATCCCTGTGAACGGCGCAGATCTGGGCGAGGTGTTCAACTTCACAACCGACGCCACCGGTTATATCGGCATCCACGAGGAACCCGATTACACCAACATGACCGCATCCGATACCGTTATCAACGGCATGGTGCTGTTCGCCGAGCGCATTGACGGCGTGGTTGTCGGCTCCATCACTCCGGCAGTGGGGGGCTAACTGAACTGCTGAATGAGCCTGACCCTGACACCCCGGCTTTCTCCGGCATGACAAAAGCTGAAATGCTTGCGTATGCCGATGAAAACGGGGTGAAAGGGGTCAGCAGTTCGATGAAAAAGGCTGAAATTCTCGCAGTTTTGGAAGGAGGGCACTGATGACTTACGCAGACTTTGAATACTACTCTGGCACTTACATGGGCGCTGTGAGTGAAAATGTCTTCCCGCGTCTTGTTGTCCGCGCCAGCTCCTTCCTCGATTACTACACGCGCAACAGAGCGCAAGACAACGCTGATCTGGATGCGGTAAAGATGTGCTGTTGCGCGCTGGTTGACAAGTATGCGGTCATCGAGGCGGCGCAGGCGCTTGCCGTGAAGAACCTTGCAAACGCTGCGGCAAATGACGCGGAAGTCAAAAGCGAAACGGTAGGCAGCTATTCCAGAACACTTGCAACGGGCGGGGAATCCGCCTTGTCTGCACTCAATGCGACGGACGGGGCAAAGAAACTGCTTGCGGAAACGTGCATGGAATACCTTGCTCATACCGGGTTGCTGTATCGGGGAGGGGGGTGCTGTGGTTGTACGCGCCCCACACTATAACGGTCTACAACTCCGTGCAGGAGACTGACCCGGCGACTTTTGATGAAATCACAAAGCTGTATGTGACCATCCTGCGCGGTGTTATGCTGCAAGCCAGCAAGGCGGTCAACGTGCGTGAAAGCGGACTTGAGAGTGCGGACGCGGTAAACCTGTACATTCCGTTTTCCGTGAAAGCGGTGGACGGCACGACAGGCAAGGCCAAAACTTACGCGCCCCCGCAGGCGTTTCTTGCAACGGCGGACAAGTCCGGGCTGTGGACGCTGTCTGTGAACGGTAACGGCGGGCTGACGTTCTTTGTGAAAGGCGAGTTTGTTACAGACAAAGAGGACGTGGCTATGGCACAGGACGGCTGCTACAACGTGACAAAAGTGGACGAGAAAGATTTTGGCAGCGTGGACATGAGACACTGGGAAGTCGGAGGAGCATGAGATGTCGCTCAAGTTCTCTGTTGACGTGTCCGGCATGGACGATGTAAAGCGGCAGCTTGCAAGGGCCTGTGACCGTGCTGAAAGCGTTTTAGCGCAACAGGTGATGAAAGATACCATCCCCTTTGTGCCTGCGCTTACAGGCTCTCTGACGCAGAGAACACGGGTGGTTGGAAACGAGGTCATTTATCCCGGCCCATACGCCCGCTTCCTGTACTACGGTAAGGTAATGGTAGACCCGGCGACCGGCAGCACATACGCCCCAAAGGGCGGGCACAAGGTGGTCACAGACCGAAATCTTGTATTTAACACAACAATGCATCCGCAGGCACAGGCGCACTGGTTTGACGCTTCCAAAGCGCAGAACATGGAGAAGTGGGTGCGGGTGGCAGATAAGGCGGTGAAGAAATTTGGAAAAGATTAAAAAGGCCGTGTCAGCGGCGGAAGAGGATCAGGTATCGCGCAAGCTGCTTGTGTGGCTGAACACATACCCGGAGCTGCCAGTCGACCTTATCCGCTTTGAGTTTCTTCCCGCCGACACTTCCGCTATGGCGATGTCGACCATTCAGGCGGCTTACATCGTGCGGAAGTATATCACCGGCGGTTATGTGGCGGATTATCAGTTCAAGATAATCTACCGAGTGAAGCCGGGGAACAGCAACGACAAACGGCTCAAGGCTGACGAACTGTTGAACGCTATCGGGGATTGGGCAAATGGTCAGAAGCCCGACATTGGCGACGACAAGCGCGTTATCAGCATGGAGCCGACCACGCGATCTTCCCTGTTTGCCATGTATGAAAACGGGGACGAAGATCACCAAATCCTTATGAAACTGAATTACGAGGTGAATGTATAATGGCAGATTTGGAATTCAACACAACCGCAGGCCAGACCATTGACCGCGAACTGCTTATTGCGTACCTGAACATCGGCAACGCATCCGCTCCTGTGTGGAGCGCTATCGGTAAGCGCGTTGAGGACAGCAGCGAGGAAATGGACTGGAGCACCGATACCAAACAGGACATCCTGGGGCACACCTTTACGACCATGAAAAAGCCCACCATCAAGCAGACCTTTGATCCCATCCCCTTGGATGCGGGCGATGCTGCGGCGGTGAAGATGTGGAACCTGTCAGTAAAAGACCAGGATGCCCAGGCGCTGGCAAATCAGGACATGATGATCGGCCACTTCTACGCCACCAGCGGCGAGGCGATGTTTGCGGAGCGCTACGACGCTTGCGCTATTGCCATCACCGGCATCGGCGGCGAGGGCGGCGGCACCCTGAATATCACCAGCGAGATCACCTATGGCGGCACCCGCACTGTGGGCACTGTGAAGAAGGGCAGCAGCGGCGCTATTGAGTTTACTGCGGCCTAAATAAAGGGGCGGGCAACCGCCCCTGTTTTGGAGGGAACACATGAAGGAATTGACAATCACCACCGGCGTACAGGAATACAACCTGAATGACAAATGCACGGTATATTTTAACCCCAGTGATCCGGCGTTTGCAGACAAGCTTTACACAGCGTTTGACGCGCTGAAAAAGAAGCAGGATGCGCGAGACGATAACGTAGAAAAAATGAGCGCCCGCGAAATGTTTGACTGGCTCCGAAATATGGACGCCGAAATGCGCGAGACTATTGACGGGGTGTTTGAGCAGCCGGTGTGTGAGCCGCTGTTTGGCAACGTGAGCGTTTACGCTATCGCTGACGGTGCGCCCCTGTGGATGAACCTGATGGTTGCCATCATGGACGAGCTGGACGAGGGGATTAAGCGTGAAAAGGCTTTTCACAGTGAGAAGCTTGCAAAGTATACGGCCAAGTACCACAGATGATGTACGACCTTCCGACGAGCCTTGAGGTGTGTGGAACGGAATACCCAATAGAAACGGACTTTCGCGTGATACTGGACATATTCTCGGTGCTGTCTGCTGTGGAACTAACGAGCGAAGAAAAGTGCTTTGGCGTGTTGGGAATGTTTTACCCCGGTTTTTTCACTATGCCTGGGGAGCACATGGAAGAAGCGATAAAACAGTGCTTTTGGTTTATCAATGGCGGAAATGAGGAAACGCAAAAAAAATCGACCAAGTTGATGGACTGGGAACAGGACTTTCGACTGCTCATCGCCCCAATCAACCGCATAGTGGGGCAAGAGGTGCGGGCGCTTCCGTATCTGCACTGGTGGACGTTTCTTTCGTACTACGGAGAAATCGGGGATTGCTACTTCGCGCAGATCGTGCGCATACGCGATCTGAAAGCAAAAGGCAAGCTAAAAGACAAAGCCGACAGGGAGTTTTACCGCAGAAACCGCGACGTTATCGACATCAAGCGACGGTACTCGGAGGCGGAGGAAGAAATTATCAAAGGCTGGACGTAAAAAGCCGCCCCGGAGGGCGGCTGCGCGGCGGTCAATGATTTGCAATAAATGTAATGTCGTTGCCAGACCAAAAGTCCGGGGTAAAACGGATTTCAAGCGTTTTCCAATCGGCGGGGACTTCGTAGCCTATTACGCCAGACATCTTTTTCCCGGCTGCAACAGTGCCGTCCATTTGGCCTTTGTCTGCGGCTAATGTGCCGGTCATGCTCATGTTTGTGGAGTAGTCATCGACATACGCTTCGAAGGACATTATAGAGCTTATGGAAATATCTTTGCTGGATTTGTTTTCAATGGCAAATTCGCAAAATAGAAAAACGTTGCCGCTGTCTGGTGTGTAAAAACCTTCTCCGCTTGATTGGGTGCAAGACACAAATGTGACTTCAATGTCTTTAAGGGAGACAACGTCACCAACTGCAAATTCCGTTTTCTGCGGAGCAGTTGATCCGTTTCCGCCTTTTGCGCCTGTATCCCCAACCTTTTCTGGGGAGTTCCCGCCAAGCGCAGTGCCAATAATGCCGATAGCAATAAACACAGCTATAACGATCAGCACAACCGGTTTTTTCTGTTTGGCCCCGCAGGCAGGGCAAACTTTCGCAGATTTTGCAATATCTGCGCCGCAGGTCTTGCACTTAGTCATTTTGCCCATTTTCTTCCGCCCTCCAAGAAGTTTTTTGTGGTTTGTTCATAGTACCACATAAATACCATAAAAGCAAGTAGGTGATTATATGGCAAACGCGGACGGCTCCGTTATCATCAAGGCCGACATTGACGATAAGCAGGCGCAGAAAGAACTCAATGCGCTGGAAAAGAAAATAGAAGCGCTGCAGGAAAAGCTCACCAACAAGAAATCCGCGCGAGATACTTTGTTTAACCAAGCCAACAACCTGGGCGCACAGCTTGACCAAGCAAAGGCCAAACTGGCGCAGATGAAGGGCGGCGGCGAGTTCTTCACCAGCGACGCTATCAAGCAGCAGGAGGCCGCTGTAGCGTCTATGGAAAAAGAATGGAACGCCATGAATGACAAACTGGACAAGCAGAACGCCGCTATCCGCGAGGGCGAAGCGGAGCTTGACCGAATGAAAGCAAAGGCCGGTGAGTTAGGTAAGCAACTTGGCAATACCGGCAAGAACGCAGGAAAGATACAAGAAGGGTTAGACAAAGCATCCCAGGGCATGGAATCGTTCACAAAGCGCGTAAAAATGCTGGCAAAGCGGGCGCTGGTGTTTACTGTCATTGCCCGTGCGTTGTCGGCACTCCGGGATTGGCTGGCGGACGTGGTAGCCGTAAACGGTGAAGCACGAGACGCTATTGCGCAGCTCAAGGGTGCGCTGCTGACGCTGGCACAGCCGCTTGTGCAGATCATCATCCCGGCGTTTACTGCGCTGGTTAAGGTACTGGCTACGGTGGTTTCGTTTATCGCAAATATTGTATCCGCCCTATTTGGAACAACGGCAAAAGAAAGCGCAAACGCGGCAAAGTCCCTGAATGACCAGAAAAACGCATATAAAGGCGTGGGCGGAGCGGCAAAGTCTGCCAGTAAGCAGCTTGCGTCGTTTGATGAGATCAACAAGTTAAGTGGCGAAGGTGGCGGCGGATCCGGCATTATTCAACCGGATTTCAGCACGGCGGCAAATTTCGCATTTCTTGATAAAATCGCGGACAAGCTCAAGAAGATAGGGCAGGACATTGTAAACCTGTTTAAGGATGTCACCGGGTTTATCGGCAACGTATTCTCCGGGGATTGGGGCGCGGCTCTGGACAACATCATCAACTTTGTAAGCCACGCCCGTATGTTGCTGGCCGATTTGCTGGACTTTGTTGGGTATATCTTTGGAGCGATCATAGACACCATCATAGAAAAGTGCGGTCTTGCGGGTACTCCGGTAGGAGATATGTTGACCGGCATTAAGGACATTGTGCAGGGCGCGCTGGGGATTATTTCCGGCATACTGACAGGCGACTTAGAAAAAATGAAACAGTCGGTTATCCAAATGCTTACCGGCGTGAAAACCTTTGTGTTTGGTATTTGGGACTGGTTCAAACTGGGGCTGACAAGTCTGCTGGACTGGCTGGACGGAAAAACAAACGGACGTTTCCACGAAATCATTGAACTGGCGAAAACCTATGTCAGCGATGTTATTGACGGCGTCAAACAAATTTTTGGTGGCTTTATTGATTTTATGACCGGCGTGTTTACGCTGGACTGGGAAAAAGCGTGGGAAGGCATCAAAGAAATTTTCCGTGGCATTTGGAATACCATTGTCGGCGTTTTGGAGGCAGCTGTAAACCTCATCATCAAGGGCATCAACTGGCTTATTAGTAAGCTAAATTCCCTCCAAATTAAAATCCCAGATTGGCTCGGAGGAGGCTCTTTTGGGTTTAACATTAGACCCATTGCAGAGCTGCAAATCCCGAGACTTGCTAAGGGAGCAATTATCCCGCCAAATCGCGAGTTTATGGCGGTGCTGGGCGACCAGAAGCACGGGACGAACATTGAAGCCCCGGCGGATTTGATCCGGCAGATCGTGCGGGAGGAGCTGGGCAGCGGCGGCGAAGAAATTACCATCAAGTTTACCGGTGATCTTGCGGCGCTGGCGCGGGTGCTGTCCCCGGAGATCACGCGGCAGCAGAGACGGAATCAGCGGGCATTGGGGGTGTGATACATGGCGGCGCCTTATTTTAAAATCAACGGCGTGGACATCCTGCACCTGACGGAGCAGAACGGAATCGAATGGTCTCGCAATGACATCGACAGCGCCAAAGCGGGGCGCACCATGGACGCCACCATGCACCGTGGCCGCGTGGCCATTAAGTTTAAGGCAAACGTGAAGTGTCTGCCCATGAACCGGGAAGACGAGTTGGCTTTAATGCAGCTGATCTTGCCGGAGTTTGTGACGGTGGAAACCAACATGCACCCGCTGTATACGGTACATTCGGCGCGGTACTACTCCAACAACGTACCGGCCACTATCGCCACGGCAGACCCCGACACGGGGGAAATGCTGTGGGAGGGCATCAGCTTCCCGCTAGTGGAGCAGTAAGGAGTGCGTATGCAAGCAACATCTGCCCTGTATCGCGAGCTGCTAACGGGGAACTACACCGTAGAAACGAGAGTTTCCATCGGTGACAGCGGCCTGCTGATCGACAAGAGCGGTGATTACATCACCTTCGGCGGCGTGCGCATTCTGGTGTCCGCTTCCGGCGCTGACGGCGGATATGGTGAAAGTATGCTGGCGGACGTGTCCACCAGCGGAGGCATATTTAGCGGCAGCGAGCCAACGGTAGGCGAATGCATCAGCCGTGAGTGCAATATAAAAATGCTGAAGCCTGTCGGCACGATCGTGGGACTTTCGCGTATCTCCATCTATTCCCGGCTTACAGACGGTGAGCGGCATTCGGAGTGGCTGCAACAGGGCATATTTTTTGCCGATTCCATCGATGAGGACGCGGACGAGGATGATGTGAAGTGGCTGCAAATCCACGGCTATGACGCGCTTTTGTTCTCTGAGCAGGATTATCCGGCAAACACAAAGCTTTCGTGGCCCGCGAAGGATATTGACGTTGTGAAGGAAATCGCGGCGGCGCTGAACGTCACAGTTGACCGCCGCACCACCGCCATGATGACCGCCGCGTATCCTGTGCAGTACAACACTACATATTCCTGCCGGGAGTATCTGGGCTATATCGCGGCCATGTACGCGGGCAGCTTTATCATGAGCGAAGCTGGCGAATTGCAGCTGGTTTGCTTCTGGGACATCCCGAAGGAGACGCGGTATCTGACCGACAACGCAGGATTTGCCATTACGTTTGGAGGTGACAGGATCGTTGTCTGACATTGTGAATGTGCGAAAGTTTGTCTCCTCGCTGGAAAAACAGGAGGAATTTGACGGCTATTCCGGCGTGACTATTGTTGTTTCTGACGAGATGGAATACTCCGCAGGAAGCGACACAGGCCGCACGCTGACGCTTGAATGCCCGTGGGGATCGCAAAAGATGGCAAATGACATTCTCGCCAAAATCCGAGGATGGCAATATCAACCATATACGGCCAGTGACGCGCACCTGAACCCAGCGGCCGAGATCGGGGACGGCGTATCGGTGGGCAGCGTATACAGTGGCATATACCAGAAAGACGTTTCTCATGGGCCGCTGTATACGGCCAATCTGTCCGCGCCGGGCGGCGAAAAAATCAACTATAAATACGAGTACAAATCTCCAACAACGCGGAAAATTGAGCGGCAACACAAGGAAGTAAAAGCAAGCCTCGCGGTGATGGCCGATCAGATTCTGGCAGAGGTCGAAGCGCGAGAGAGCGATACCGAATCTCTTACGGCGGCGCTGAACATTCAGGCCGGGGGAATCAGTGCCAAGGTAGACCGCAAGGGCGGAGATAATGCGAGTTTCGGATGGAGCCTGACAGCGGACGGATGGACGCTGACCAGCAACGGCGGTACGGTGCTGAAAGCCGATAAAAGCGGGCTGAGTGTTACGGGTAAAATCACCGCCACCAGCGGCGTTATTGGTGGCTTGACGATCAAAAACGGATATCTGAGTACCAACGGCCAGACATGGGGCGGCACGAATACCAACGGCATTTATTTTGGCCCAAACGGTATCCAGCTTGGCAAGTATTTCACGGTTGACAGCAGCGGCAATCTGACCGCCTACAGCGGCAAATTTTTGGGAACGGTGCAGGCTGGGAGCATCGACTACGGCGGCAACGCTGGGTATTTTGACGGAGCGGGACTTGCAAGCTTTTCTGTTGGCGGCGGCCAGATCGGAACAGACGCCATTGTGAACAGGCATATCACGTCCGGGTCAGTCTACCCGAGCACATGTAATAGCACAATCAACGGTTACTTTGCGGATGTGATCTATGCAAATAAGGTCGTAACCGGGCAAGTTCAATCCGAAAAGCTGTGGACGAACAGGATGTACGCCGCTATCGCAGAAATATCCTCGCTAACTGTTGCGGGAAACAATTTTATCATTAACGGCGACAGTTATATGGTGATGAAGAAAGATGCGGCAACTTATGTGATTGGGAGGGCGTAGAGCTATGCCAAAATTCAAAATTGCCAATGGCACTGCGTATGACTGCCCATTTTGCGGTTTGGCGTCTGTTGGCATATTGTACGTGGATATTCTGGGTGTGACTCTGATAGACGCTTTGACTGCGTTCAGCGCGTCCGCCAACACTCGGCACATGGAATACATTGCGGGCGGCGAAACGGCAGTCTATGACGGATACACGAAGGTTATCGGCGTTGAATACGCCTACAACGATTCCAGCGCCGTGCGTGTAGCGCTGCGGCGACCGTATGATGGGGAGAAATAATGCACATGAAAGAAACCTTATCTGCCATCATCACTACGCTGAACGGTGTGGAGGTACGGGGCAAAAGCAACCTTGACCGGCTGTTGGCGTGTATCAATGCGCTGGAAGCGCTGACGGCGGCGATGAATACTGAGAACAAGGAGGACGCTGACAATGGCTGATAAAGCGATATCCGAGCTGGTAGCAGCGGAGCAGATCAAGTCAACAGACATGTTCGTGCTGGAACAGGACGGCACGGCAAAGCGCCTGCAAGGGCAGACGCTATTAAACTGGCTGACGGCGGCGGCTGACGGTCACGGCGGTATTTCCAATATTGCCAAAACCGGTACGGATGGGCTTGTGGACACCTACACCATTACGCTGGCCGACACCACCACGAAAACCTTTACCGTGACAAACGGCAACGGCCTGACAAACTTTGAAAAACTGTCCACGGTGGGGCTGGTGGACAACTACCGCTTTACGCGCACGGACGGGACTTTCTTTGACTTCTCCGTGTACAACGGAGCCAAGGGCGACAAGGGTGATGACAGCCACGTGTGGATTAAATACGCCAGCCAGCAGCCCACGGCGGACAGCCACAGCATGGGCGACCTGCCGGATGCGTGGATGGGCGTGTATTCCGGCACGGCGGCAGAAGCCCCGGATGACTGGCAGCAATACACGTGGTATCAAATCAAGGGAGAAAAGGGAGACACCGGAGCCGCCGCCACTGTGACGGGTACAACGGTGGAGTACATGGTATCTGATTCCGGGACGATTGTCCCCAGTGGCAGTTGGAGTACGACAATCCCCACCGTACCGCAGGGCAAATATTTGTGGACGAAAGTCACCACCACGTTCAACACCGGAAGCCCCGCCGTCAGCTACTCCGTGACGCGAATGGGCATCGACGGTGCGGGGTCTGTCAGCTCTGTCAACGAAAAATCCCCCGACGAGAGCGGCAACGTGTCCCTGTCGGCGGAGGATATCCCAACCAGCAGCGGCGGAAGCGTACAGGCTGTGTTGGAGGGCAAGCAAGAGGCGCTGACAGCCGGGGAGAACATCTCCATCAGCGGCAGCGTCATTGCTACCAAGGCGTTTCCTTGTAACCCCAACCTGCTGCGGAACTGGTACTTTGGCCGTCCGGTGAATCAGCGGGGCGTCAGCGGCACCATCAGCACCGCCGGGTACTTTTTGGACGGGTGGAAGCTGGTCAGCGGCTCCGTGACCATCGGGGCGGACGGCATCAC